ATATTCAGAAAGAGAATTGAATAATGCTTGGACTAAAATTCGGACTTTAAATACACAGGGCAAGTATGACGATGCGGAAAAACTTGAAGCTGAGTTAACCGCTGCATACATGGAAGGTCGAGTTAAGTAAATGTAACTAGCCATTCGGTAAGTAGCCTTAACCCAAACTGTTTATTAATGTTAAGGAGAACCAATAATGGCTCATATATTCCCCGTAGTAGGCTCTGGTGCGTTTGACACTAACCCTACGTATTCAGGTAGTTTTATTCCACAATTGTGGTCTAACAAGCTGAATGCAAAATTCTTTGCGAACACAATGATGACTGACATCGCCAACACTAGTTGGGAAGGCGAAATCAAGAATCAAGGTGATTCAATTCGCATCCGTACTGCACCATCAATCACTATCAATGATTATGCTGGAGCTGGTACGACTTTATCAAGTGAAGTTCCTGTACCTATCTTTCAAGATTTACAAATCAACAAAGGTAAGTATTTCAGCGTACAGGTCAACGATGTATTAGCACACCAAGCTGATATGGACTTGATGAACATGTTCACTGATGACGCTGCTAAGCAGTTGAAGATTGCAATCGAAAACGAATGCTTCTTCCAGTGGTTTGTAACAGAAGGCGCAGCAGCAGCTAACAAAGGCGCATCAGCTGGTGCTATCTCAGCAAGCTACGGTCTAGGTACTGACACTGTACCAGTTAACCAAGCTACATCTGGTGAAATGTTGAAGATGATTCTACGTATGTCAGCTGCGTTAGACGAGCAGAACGTACCAGAAGAAGGTCGTTGGTTGATTATGTCTCCACACGATCGTCACATCTTGATGCAATCTGATATTGCACAGGCGTACTTCACTGGTGACCAGTCAAGTATCGTTCGTACTGGTAAGATTGGAATGCTAGACCGCTTTACGGTTTATGTATCTAACTTACTACCTAAAGGTACTACATCTAAAGCTACAGTTGCAGGATTAACAGCAACTTCAGCAGGCGCTACGCTTTCAAATGCTAAGCCACGTCGTATGATGGTAGCAGGTACTTCAGACGCTGTGTCATTTGCTTCGCAAATCACTAAGACAGAGCCTCTACGTAACCAAACAGATTTCGGCGACATCGTTCGTGGACTTTCTGTATATGGCCGTAAGGTTGTTAAGCCTGAAGCTCTAGTTACAGCGTTGATTGGAACTCCATAAGGAGGTCTAGTTAACTAATTGAGGAGGGGGGAAACTCCCTCCTTATATCAACGTACGGAGTAGAATGTGGCAACAATAAAAGTTATAGAAGTTATTAAGCGCGTAGAAGATGTTCTGCAAGATTCAAATGTACGATGGCCACGCGTCGAGTTGCAAAATTGGCTTAATGAGTCGTACTTACAAATTGCGTTATTAAGACCTGACGCTAGTTCTAAGACCGGTACACTTACTTGTGTTGCTGGTAGCAGACAAACAATCACATCAGGATTCTCCACTGCGCTACGTTTACTAGATGTAGTAAGAAATTTAGCATCTAGCTCAGACAAAAAAGTAGTTCGCCTTATAGATAGAAGTGTTTTAGATGACCAACGCCCAGCTTGGCATACTGACACCGCTTCGGTAAATATTCAAAACTATACATTTGATGTTAGGCAACCTAAAGAATTTTTTGTGTTCCCTCCAGCTACTACCTCTGCTCAGCTAGAAGTAGTGTACGCTGACTTACCTGGGGCACATAGTCTTAGTGCTTCTGCACTAGACCCAACCGGCAGTAATGCCGAAGTTATAAAAGTAGATGACACATATTTAAGTGTTATTACTGATTGGATACTATACAGAGCTTTCTCTAAAGATGCTGAATTTGCAGCTAACGCTGCTAGAGCAGGTGCTCATTACCAGACATTTATGTCGTCTATAGGTAATAAGACGCAGAGTGATATGGGCTCTTCACCTACGGAGGCAGTGTAAATGGCTACTACTTTATGGGCAAGTTTTTACCCTTATGTACAACCTTATGTTCCTGGGTGTCCAGAGATTGTTATAGAATCGCACTTACAAGAGTCTGCTGCTGATTTTTGTGCTGAAAGTGAAGTTTGGAGATACACTATAGAACCGGACTACACTAGTAACGGAGACGCAGATTACGAGATAGATGTTACTAAGGGTACGCTTTTAGAAAATATAATGTACCTATACTTAGATGGAAACATGATGCAGAGAGTGTCAGAAAGGCACTTTAAACCTGCTGTTAACAAAGACGGCACTGCTATAAAAGGCACGCCAACTTATTTTTCGGTGCTAGACGATAACAGTATTCGTTTATACCCAACCCCAGACCAGAAATACACGTTTAATGGTCTAGGAGTACTTAAACCAAAATTATCTGCTACTGGAGTAGAAAGTTTTATTTTCGACACTCATGGTCGCTCTATAGCGGCAGGAGCTATTGCTAGACTTGCGGAGATTCCTAATAAAGAATGGAGTAACCCAGACTTAGCTATGCAGCATCGTATTGATTATGAGCGTAAAATTTCTAACGCTAAAGGAAGAGACACTAGAAGAGTTAATCTTCGCGTGGCTTCTGTAGGCTTTGCTGACTAGGAGGATAAATGGCTGAAACTTTTAAATATGTTCAAGGTGATACCGGCCCTCAGCTGCGTATAACCCTGACTGATGAAGATACAGGCACCGCAACTGACTTAACAGGTGGTACTGTGAGGATGCACTTCAGGGCTGCAGGTTCTACTACTTTACTGTTTACTAAAACTCTAACTATTAGTTCCCCTGCTAACGGAGGTATTGTGCTCGTTTCTTGGGCATCTGGGGAGCTGAACCAAGACCCAGGGACTTACCATGGAGAAATAGAGGTGACTAGAAGTGGGGGAGTTGTAGAAACGTTATATGATGTAATTAAGTTCAAGATTAGAGAGGACTTTGCGTGAATCTAAAATCAGTAGTAGCAATTGCTGCCCTTAAAGCCGCTTACAAGCGGTTAGGGATTACAGCTTCTGTTGCTCCTGACCTTTCTGATTCTGCAATAAAAACACTAGGTATATCATACAAAGCTAAACTCTTGCCTATTCTCATGGCTATCGAGCTTGGTTACTTTATTACTGAGATTGACATTGAAGGTAATGCTTTTGTGCATGATGGCACGGGCGTAGAAGATGGCTTTATATACGCATTCTTAAAGGGTTTATCAGATGACCCTGCTTTAGTTGATGATGCAGTCTTTGCGTTCAACAAAGTTATTAACGATTCCCCTTCAGTTACCCATACAGAAGTCTTTGATTTTTATAAGAATATTGCTAACGAAGCTGCTAATGTAGCAGAAGCTCATTCACTAAATTTAGGTAAAGTTATTCCGGATTCGCCTACTGCTGTAGATGTATACACATACGCTGCAACTAAAGCGTTCACAGAAGCTCCATCAATGGTAGACTCTTTTGACTATACTACTGGTAAAGCATTCACAGAAAGCCCTGCATTAACAGATGCTATAGTAAATGCTTTCTTTAAGAACCTAGCTGACGCAGCCGGCACAACCGATGCTGCAGTTTTTGATAGAAATAAAATTCTTAGTGACAGCGTAAATGCTACAGATGATATAGACGGAGCAGCGTCTACTAACGACGATCAAGAAATGCAGTTTGTTAAGAATACTAGCGAAACTCCATCGGTTAGTGATGTTTTATCAATCTTAGGACATTACGCTAGAAGCTTTACAGAATCACCTGCTATTACAGATTCAGACACTATAGAAACGGGCAAAAATGTAACTGAAAATCCGTCAATTAGTGAAACGCACCATTATAATTTTGATAAACTATTAGGGGATACACCTGCTATAAATGACGCTTTTGCGCTGCAAGTAACGTTAAATCCTTTTAGTGAAGCGCCAGGTGTTACAGATACACCTAGTGTGGTGCCTAACAAAATTGTTTTAGAAACGCCCTCGTTGACCGACGCGGGGTCGTTACGAAGTCAAGGATACTGCGACTTCACCTTTTTTGAGGAAGACTATGTCGGGGCTTCCAGAACATTTTAATAGGAGTTAATTATGATTAACGAAAACTTGAAGCTCTCCGGTCAGTTAGGAATCGTCCTTAGAGACAAGGACGGTAACATAAAGGAGGAGCGCACAGAAAGAAACCTTGTAGTAACTACAGGGCTAAACTATATTGCGTCTAGAATGAAAGACGCTTCAGCGACAGCGATGACGCATATGGCTTTAGGTTCAGGTACTACCGCTGCAGCCGCAGGGCAAACAGACCTTGTAACTTTACTAGGGGCTAGAGAAGCTTTAGATTCTACTACTGTTACTGCAAATGCAGTTGCTTACGTAGCATCTTTTGAAGCTGGTGATGCAACAGGTGCTGTTACTGAAGCAGGAATTTTTAACGCTTCAACAAGTGGAACCATGTTATGTCGTACTAAGTTTAACGTTGTTAACAAAGCAGCAGACGATACTATGACTGTAACTTGGACAATTACTTTATCAGCTTCTTAATGGGAATAGGTGTAACTTATGTCTACGATAGTAAATCGAAACGCTAAAGGGTCACCTCTAACTAATACTGAGGTAGACTCGAACTTTTCCAACCTAAACACCGACAAGATGGAGAAGTCGAGTAACCTCAGTGATCTTTCTAATGCTGCTACAGCAAGAACCAACTTAGGCGTTCCTAGTACTTCTGCTGCTACAGATGAGGCAATAGCTATGGCAATTGCACTTGGCTAGGAGAATAATATATGGCAAACACGTTTAAAAGATTCACAAGTAACAGCGTAGGGACGAGTTTAGCAACAGTTTATACTGTGCCTTCAAGCACTACTACAGTCCTTATTGGAGGCGTGGTGTCGAACGTTACTACAAGTACAGTAAATGTAACTGTGACAGCTACAACAAGTTCTACTGTAATAAATTTAATAGGTGAAGATACGCCTATACCGGCAGGTACAGCGCTATCGTTTATTGATGGTAAAGTCGTATTAGAAACTGGAGATATAATTAAGGTAAAGAGTTCAGCAGCTTCATCGCTTGATGCTCATTTATCTGCTATGGAGATAACCTAATGGCAGGATACATTGGCAAAGGACAACCGATATCAGTAGATGATAATGCGGTTGAGACAGTTGATATTCAAGATGACGCTGTAACAAATGCTAAGATTGCTACTAATGCTGTAACTGGTGACAGTATCGCTGCTAACGCAGTAGGTAACTCTGAGTTATCAGACAATGCTGTTGATTCAGCAGA